CGGACCCGCCGCGAGAAGACCGCGAGCCGTGCGTTGGCCGCTTCCATCTCCCGGCTGAGCCGTCCGAAGCCGCGCGACCCGGCCTCACCGACACCTTCCAGCTCGGCGCGCACCTGCCGCCCGCCCACCGCCGCGAGGCGGACGCTAACCCGTTTTTCCGCCATTGGTCAGAGTCCTTGCTTTCGCCCCATGGACGTCTTACGTTTTAGTCATCGATCAAGTGAGAGTATGACCATGGCCGAGACCGCAACCCTGTCCTCGAAGTTCCAGATCTCGATTCCCAAGGCGATCCGGGCCGCCCAGCACTGGGAGGCCGGGCTGACCTTTGCCTTCATCCCGAAAGGCACGGGCGTCCTGCTGGTGCCGGTGCCCAAGCGGGAGGCGCTCAACGGACTCGCGCGCGGCGCGTCCGCCACCGATTATCGCGACCGGACGGACCGGTTCTGATGATCCTCGTCGATACGTCGGCGTGGATCGAATGGCTGACCGACTCGCCGACAGGTGAGAGGCTGGTCGAACATCTGCCCGACCAGGCCGCGTGGCTCGTCCCGACCATGGTCCAGCTGGAGCTGGCGAAATGGCTGACCCGCGAGGTCGGCGAGGACAAGGCCGATCAGGTGATCGCCTTCACGCAGGTCTGCCATGTGGTGCCGCTCGACACCGAGATCGCGCTGGCGGCGGCAGAGGCCTGCCGGGAGCACAAGCTTGCGACCGCCGACGCCATTATCTTCGCGACCGCCCGTGCCCATGGCGCGACGCTCCTGACCTCCGACGGGCATTTCGAGGGACTGCCCGGCGTCACGCTGATCGAGAAGATCAAGACCTGACCCCCGGGCCGTCGTTCGCTGCCAGTTCCTCGTTCAGCTTCCGCACCATCACTGCTTCGATGACGGGCAGCAGTTCGGCCATGACGAGCGGCGGCACGCCGAGCGCGTCACCAAGCGCGAGCGCCGCTGACATGTCCCAGCCGATCACCGCGCCGGGCAGGACGCGCAGCTGGCCGCCGAGACGACCGACCAGGTCCCACACCTGCCAACCTTCCGGCGTTGCCGGACGGTTCAGCCGCGCCGGGCAGTCCGGGCAGGCTTGCGCGCAGGTTTCGCAGTAGCGTTCGCCCCCGCCGAAGGACCATTCGGCGAGAGCGCGGAGGCGTTTTTTTCCTGTTCCAGCAGCAGTCCCTTCGAGACGTAGCTAAGCTGGAACGCCTCGAAGATCGGCCAGACGTCGAGCAGCGCGTCGATGGCCTCCGGGCTCGGGTCGATTGGAGTGCCGTCCGCGTCGCCGATGCCCTCCCAGGCGAGCACGGCACGCCGCGCCAGCGCTTTGGCGAAGGCGACCGCGCGTTCCTCGTCGGAAGCCTCCACCGGAACTGCCTCGACGGCCAGATCGCTGCGCGTCGCCACCATGAGCGCCGTGGTCAGCGGGCGGAGTTGCACCCGCACTCCGGGTGCCAGGTCGTGCCAGCGCGGTTCATTCGTCAGGTCGAGCGTCAGCATCCTCAGTACACCTCGATGTCGTTGATCAGGGTGGCGGTGCACATTCGGCCGACCACGCTGTCGCGGGCGGCCTGCCAGTCGAAGGTGGCCTGCACGCCTTGCGGCCCGGAGATCTCGATGCGCGGGCGCGGCAGGTAGACGGCGTGCACGGTGAAGGTGAAGCTCTCACCGGACGGCAGGACGTAGGCGAACTCCATCTCGCAGGTCTCGCCATTGATGGCCTGCGTCACCAGCGTCTGGTCGGCGAAGCGCACCTCGATCCGGCCGGTCAGCGCGGCGATGGACGGGTCCGCGCCGTCGATGCGCCCGTCCGAGCGGATCGTCTCGATCCGGTCGAGGGTGTTGGCATAGGTGATCTCGGCCGAGACTACGTTGCCGAGCGCGGACCCGTTGCGGGTGATCGACCCGTTGAAATGTCCGAAGCGCTTCAGCTCCAGCGCGGCGTGTGTGCCGGCGCTGGTGGTCGTGCCCACCGTCTCGCCCTGCGCCACCAGCCGCGCCGTGGCGGTCAGCAGGCCCGAGCGCTGCATCTGCCAGGTGATCTGGTCGAGCACGCAGCCGGAATACATCGCATAGCGCGGCACTTCCGGCATGCCGGTCTCGATCGACATGCTGGGCAGCGTCCAGGACCCGGACTGGAACTCGTGGGTATAGGGCGCCTCCGCGCCCGTGGTCGTCGGTGCGCCGAAGGCCGCCTTCAGCCAGAAGCCGAACGCCTCGGCGTCGAGCGGCACGACGACATCGCCATCGGCCGTCACCGCGTCCTTGATCGGCGCCAGCGGATCGCGGCCGTAGCCGAGCAGCTCCGAGTTCAGCAGCGGCTGCTCCGCGCCGAGCGAGGTGCTGGCGAAGGGCATGCGGGTGAAGCCGCTCGCGGGCGGCGTTCCATAAGTCGTCTCGAACGCAAGCGCCATCAGCGCCCGCGCCCCCTGGGCTCGTGCCATGTTCGTCTCCTGTAGTCGATTGGGTCAGGCCAGCGGATCGGCCGTGGAATAGTGCAGCACCACCGGGATCACCGCGGCCTTCAGGCTGGCAGCGCCCTCTACGGCCAAGTCCACCGGCCGCGGCGCTTCCGCCTCGACCCAGTCGCAGAGCCCGCCCAGTGTCCGGTCGGCGGCGAGCGCCGCGCCGACGCTCGCGATCAGCGTGTCGAAGGCGACGTCACGGTCCGCGCCCTGGACGACGGCCTCGATCTCGGCGCGGTGCTGATAGTGATAGGCCAACGGCGACAGAGTTACCTCTGGCTCCCCCGGCTCGCCATCGCGCAAGATCAGCATGCCTTCGGCCGGGACGCGCTCGGGCAGAACGTCGCCGCGGAGCGCGGTGGCGGGCAACGCCGATAATCGCGCATGCAGCGCGGCGAGAATGGTTTCGCGTGGGGTAGTCACCAGCTCTTCCTTTCTTGCCGGGGGGCGTTAATCGGAAAACGCCCCCCAAGCAAGGTTCTGCGGTGCATAGCCTGCGTCGAATACCGATCAGGAATGTGAACCGCGGCTCCTCAGATGCGCTTTCAGTTCATCTAATGAGAGGCATACGCTGCGTTTCCGATGCACCATGCGATGGCAATTTGAACAGAGCACGGCAAGATCCTTCGCCGGGTCGGTGATCGTTTTACCTGCTTCGGCGATCGGAACGACATGGTGGACTTCGATAAAACCCTCACCAATAGCCCCGTACGCGCGGCCGAAGTTGAACCCGCAAGCCATACAGTCGAACCCATGGATCGCGAGGGCGTCCTCTCTGAGCCTCGGATCACGTTCGCGTCGTAGGGAGACGTAGACCTTTTCGCCACCCTCCGTCCGTGCTTCCGGGCTGCGGGCTTTCCCATCCACTGCTACCGGCATTCCGGCATGAAGCCCGAGGACGAACCGCTCAAGCTCCTGATCGGAACGATCCGTCCATTCTTCATGGATCCGCGTGAAACTGGCGCTCAATGACGGTTGCTGTCCGTTGCGATCGACCCACCCGATCCGTCCGTTGTCGAACAATATGTCGAACGTATCTCGCGCATTTTTCATGCTGTTCCGGAATTGAGTCTGTGAGCGGCCGTCACCCATCGCATCGAAGAAACTGTCGTATGCTGCTTTCCAGGTGCTGACCCCCAGAGCCGCAGGAGGGGACGCAGCCTTGCCGTCGTGACGAACTCCGCATCTCGCCAGCCAGTAGCTGGCGATCATCATTGAGTAGGACCGCTCAATTAACTGCTCGGGGCGCTTCATGCCCTTGATTATGCGGATGCATCGAGGCCCCTGACAATCCCGGAATTGTATGAGTGGGAGCAGTGCTCTCGACGCGCCTTTACAGGAACCGTCCCTCCACCCAGTTGGCCACGATCAGACCCGGCACGCTGTCCAGCGCCCGCTCGGCATCCCGGTCCAGGTCGAGCCGCTTCGGCAACTTGACCTGCGGCACCAGCAGGAAGATCGGCACCGTCGTGCGCCCGCGGCCAGTCTTCGAGCGTGACGCGACACCGAGCCCATGACTGTTCAGCCGTCCCTCTGCCACCAGCAGGCTGGGCCCGCGGCGACGGTAGACGAAGCGGAGCCGCAGACCCCGGCGGCGCTCCCATTCGCCGGGGGTGATCCTGCCGCCGCGCAGGCCGCGTCCGGCGGCTGGCGTCGGGATCGCAAGCCAAAACCCGTCCTTAGAGCGGATCAGCGGCCCGGTATCGTGAGCGCCGACGATGACCGGGGCCTTCGACCAGACCAGCGCCGCGGCGTTCAGGCTCTCGCCGGCCTTCGGGTAGGTCTGGCTCCGGATCGAGTTCGCGAGCCGTCGCCCGAGCCCGGCGCCTGTGATCTGGCCGCGCCAGGCGGTCTTGAGCCCGGTGCCCGCCTCGCGCATGGCGGCGGTGACGGCCTTCTCGCCGGCCTTCACCTCGGCGGTCATGGCGGCGACGAGGTCCGGCGTGATGTCAAGCTTCAGCTTCATCGCGATCAGGCCGGACGCAGATCCACAGTCCAGACGAGCCGCTCGCGGTCGCGGACGGGCTCGCTTTGGATGAGGAAGGCCTCGCCGTCGATCTCGATGCGGTCGCCGGGACGCGGGTTGGCCACCTCGGAAAGGCGCAGATCCAGCCGGGTGGTTTCCGACCAGATCCGCGCCTCGCCGAAGCCGGTAACGTCATCGGGCCGGCGCAGGATCGCCCGGACCAGCGAAGGCGCGCCGCCCTCGGCAATGTAGACGATGTCGCGCGCGAGATGCGCATCCGCGAAGAGCGCGTCGAGGGCGGATGCGAACGCGCTGGTCATGGCTATACTGCTCCCATGAAACAGGAATCGATTTCAGAACGCCCGACGAGGATCCGAGCCGTTCAAGCTCTTTCAGAGGCTTTCGTTCACCAGCACCCGGACACATCTCTCGACCCGAAGGGCTACGTTGCAGATTTTCGCGACACCCTGCTTCCGCAGGTCTCGCTGGAGGATTTCGAAGCAGACCTGTCCGCGGGCGACGGCAACGAACTGGAGACCAAGTTCCGGGCGGCCCATTCTTCATCCGGGCTGGCGGTCAACTGCTTCGCGCCGTTTCGGAGCCGGATCGCCGACCTCGCCATGCCGATGGGTGCCGGTTTCGACGATCTTCGCTTCGAACGGAAATGCCCCACCGGACTCCGCGGCGGCCGTGCACCCAACCTCGACGTCGTGCTTTCGGGCCCCGGCGGCGTGGTCGGGATCGAGTCCAAGCTGACCGAACACCTGTCGGCCCACCGGGCCGAATTCTCGCCCGCCTACGCGGAGCATATCAGGGACACGCGGCGCGATCAGGGATACTTTCGCGAGATGCTGCGCCTCCGGGATCGCCCGGACCAGTACACATGGCTCGACGCTGCACAGCTCATCAAGCATGCGTTCGGACTGGCACGCAGCTTCCCCGATCGACCGGTCACGCTGCTGTATCTGTTCTGGGAGCCCGCGAACCCGACCGCCGGTCCCGAGTTCGTGGCCCATCGAGACGAGATCGAGGAGTTCAGGGCGCGCGTGGCAGGATCATCGCCGGCGTTCGAGGCGATGAGCTATCCGGAACTCTTGCGCTTCTGGCAGGATACCGAACCGGCAGACTGGCTGGTCCGGCATCTCAGCGATCTTCACGCCCGATACAGCGTCACGCTCTGACTCGTCAGGTCCGTCGTGCTGAGCGCAGCACCTGCGGACGGGTGCAGATCGGCAGCGGGTTGCTCTCGATCTCGAGCCGCACCCATTCGTCGCGATCCCGGTCGGGGATGGTGCGGGCATAGAGCGGCTGGCCGAGCGTGTTCACCGTCTCGAAGGTGTCCGCGGGGGCGTAGTAGATCTCGAAGAGCCCCTCGATGCCTTCGGGATAGAAGAACGCCTTGTCGGTCGGGACCGTGAAGCCGACCCCGCCCCGGTGGCGCCGGAAGGTGATGCCGCCGAAGCTGACCTCGTCCGCCACGCGACCGCGCAGGTCGGCCGCGGCGGCGGTGTTGAGGTAGGTCTCCCGCACCTCCTTGTGGGCCACGAGATCGGCGAAGAAGGCCGAGCCGCATTCGGCGCGGACCTGCACGGCGCCGGCCGAGAGCCCGCCCATCGAGTCCTCGACGCTCTCGATCAGCGCCTGGCAGCGCTTGCGGAGCGCGCCGGAGGCCGGGCTCGCATTGTCGAGGTCGAAGTCGATCTCGGCCGCGGGCGAGATGCCGAACTCGGTGAAGTAGTTGACCACCGTCGCGTTGTCCTTCGGGTCCTTCACCAACCCCTGGATGCCGTTCAGCAGGTGGTACTCGAAGGTAGTTTCGGCGTCCTGGCGGAGCTTCCTGAGCCGATACGCGACCTCGGTCTGCACCTGCTGGGTGGCGCTCTCGGAGCCGAAGTCGCGGACGGACTGGATCTCGGAGGCCCAGAGCACGTCCTGCTTCTTGAACTGGCGGCAGACGAAGGCGCGCATCTCGCGCCGGTCGGGAACCTGCTGCTCGTAGGCCGAACCGCGCTCGGAGAACGGGATCAGCGACAGCGTGCCGTCGCGGCTCTCGATCACGACGGTGCGGGAGCGCACGCCACGCGAGCTGAAGAGGTTCGAGCCCGAGAGCAGCGCGGGCTTGTAGGGGATGTTTTCGAGCGCACGGGTGAGCTCGACGATGGTGAAGGCATCGCCTTCGAAGATGTCCATGGTGGCCATGAGGATGCCTCCTGTCGGGATTGGGTCAGCGGACGAGGATGCCCGCGGCGCGGAGCGCCGTGTGGGCGGCCGCGATCTCGCCCTCGCTGGGGGTGCCGGCAAAGACGAGGTCGTGGCGGTTGACGACGGCGGGACCGCGGACGACCGCGACGGCGGGCGCATCGCCGGCGCTCGCATCCGCCTTGCCCCATAGCACAGCGACGGCTGTCTCGGTGCCGTCCACGGCCGCGGGGTCGTGCGCGGCGTACTTGCCCGAGGCCGTGATCTTGCCGAGCACCGTGCCGGGCTCGAGCGTGCCCGAGGCGACGGTGATCGTCTCGCGGGTGTAATCGCGGAAGGCTTCCCAGACGAGGAAGCCGCCGGGGTGTTTCCCTTCGACCAGCGTGGTCATGAGCTTATCCTTTCAGCTTGAAGGTGCGGGCGACGATCTCGCCCCAGGGGCGCGCGGCCGAGGAGCGGCCAGGTTGCGGGTGATGGGGTGCGATCTCGGGCTCGGCCTCGGCCTTCGCGGCAAGGAGGGCCGTGCGCACCTCGTCGAGGCTCGCGTCCTCTTCGAGGAAGCGGCCGGCCATCTGCGGCTGGCCCGCGAGGCGGCAGAGATCGACGACAGCCCGGGCGTGGCCGATGGCCTCCGCCCGGATCGCGGCGGGATCCGGCGGCGCGCCGCTCGGCGGTGGCGTCTCGGCCGAAGGCTGAGCGGTGTCGGCGCTGTCGGCCTGCTCGTCCTCGGCGTCCTCGACCTGATCGCCGTCGGCGACTTCGTCGGTGGCCTCGGTGTTTGTGCCGTCGGTATCGGCGCCAGGCTCCGGTTCGGCTTCGACCTGCTTCACCAAAACCGGCGGCGCGTTGCGGAAGCGCCCGATGTCGAAGTTCGCGGCGATCCGGACGGGCTCGATCAGCCGGTCGGCGAAACCCTGCGCGACGGCGTCCGATGCGTCGAACCAGGTCTCGGCGGCCATCAGCGCGGAGACCTCCTCTGGTGTCCGACCGGATTTCGCGGCGTAGCCGGAGATCAGGCTGCCCTTCACCTTGTCGAGCGCCTCGGCCATGGCGCGCATGTCCTCGGCCGTGCCCATCACGAGGCCGGCCGGGTCGTGGATCATAAGGAAGGCGTTCTCGGGCATGACGATCTCGTCGCCCGCCATCGCGATGTAGGAGGCGGCCGAGGCGGCGATGCCGTCGATCCAGACCGTGACGGTCCCCTCGTGCCGCTTGAGCGCATTGTGGATCGCGACCGCGTCGAAGACCGAGCCGCCGGGGCTGTTGAGCCGCAGATCGACGGGCGTGCGCTCGGGCAACGCGCCCAGTTCGGCCAGAAAACCCTTCGCCGAGACCCCGTAGGCGCCGATCTCGTCATAGATCGCCACTTCCGCACCGGTCCCCCGGGCGCGGATCGCATACCAGTTTGCCATGTCGTCACTCCTGTTCGGTGGCCGGATCGGTCGCGACGGCGCCGCCATCCGTGTTGTTGCCGGCGCCGTCGCCGGGCTCGGCCCGGGTCGCCGGCGTCGCGCGGGCGCCC